CGCTAAAGCTGATCCTGCCGCTTTCATTGTATCTACAACACCACCACTATTATCACCTGGATAAATAAACGAGTGACCTGCATCTACTTTCATTCTAAATTCTGTATTGTCTTCATCTCTAAAAGTTAAAGTAATATGATTTGATGAATCTAAATTTGTAATTCTAATATATCTAACATCACCATCATCAAACATTCCTGCAACATAACCAACTTTATTAGCAGATACACCTACACCACTCAGTGCTGATATAAATCCTATTAATCCACATTCTGTTGTTGATGCGGTTACAACTCTTTTTACAACTTCATTAACACTAGAAATATCTAAAGATCTTTCCGATCCATAATCTATGTTGTTAAGAGTGATTGCTTCTTTGATAGTTGTTGTCAGTGTTGCCATAATTTAATCCTTACGGTGTCGGAGACTGAACGGGTATACGTGGTTCACCATCCGTATAATCGTCTCGTCTTCTTCTACCTAATTGTTCTCCACCGAATTTTTGTGCTTCGGTTTGATATTTTTGTTCGTATAATTGTAGCATATCCATTGGGCCTTTTAAATAACTAAATGCCTCCACTAGACATGCATATAAAAGTCCATTGCCAAAATTAAGACTTAAATAAGTTGTCGTATTTGCTGAACTCAATCCTATTGGTCTAGCATTATAATGAATTTTGTACATAAAAGCTGAAGAAGGTGTTGGAACAATTGTAATTCTTCCTGAAGAAGTTGCACCACTTCCCTCTGCTCCTCCTGACATAGCATAATATTTTGGTGTGCCAGTAGTTGTTTCAGCTGCATCATATTCTCTTAAAAAACTAATATCTTTCTTTTCTAGCCAGCTATTAGCACCAGTTGCAGCAGTCGTTGAAGTATAAACCTGTATTCCTCTAACAAATAAAGTTCCAGCCGGAGCATGAACATTATCTTTGGAAGCTGTTAAATTTCCAAGCATTTCTTTTCGATCTGCATCAAGTGGAATTTCTCTTTGAATTCTAAGTTCTGAATTATCTATAAATTGATCTGTAATTGTACTTGATAATACTGAAGTTCCAACTTCCGTATAATTTTGAATTGCTGTTGTTAATGTTGCGTAAGTAAATCCTGCCATTATGCTGTTAGAGTTACCGGTCCGACTGAGACTGGATACCCTCCTCCTCTTTGTTGTCCTACTGTTGCTGTGCTTGTGTCAACAGTAAAAAAAAAATTATCTGTTACGTTTGTTGTAACTCTCGCGCCACTAACAAACTTTCCTGTAGTAATAGCATAACCAGCAGCTTTTGCAATGTTCGATCCTGCTATCCCATCAAACGATCCTGGATTTGTATATGTTCCAGCAACTGATGGTGTTCCTCTAAATCTATATGTTGTTCCATTTGTTAAACCGTGTTCAGGGGAAAAAACATTTATTACACCTGACGAAGCTGCATAAGTTGTAAATGGATTTTCTGGTAATAATTGCGCTACAGCAGTTTCTGTTCTATCACCTCTTATATTTAATAATGCTTGTGCATCACCTTTGTGAGCTTTTGGATCAATTTGAGGATGCTTTGATTCAAATTCTGAAATATGAACTAAAGAACCATTCCATTCTTTTACCATTTCATTATATGGAAACTCCATTCCTGATCTATCTGATATTGCTTTTGCGTGTTTTCCTGATGCGTATGCCATAATTATATATTCGGGTAATAAGTTTGAGGAGTTATAAATGAACTAGATGCAGAACCATCTTCTGCTAAAGCTCTAGCTAATTCAGTTTCATAAAGCGCTTGCATTTGTTGAACTAATTGTGGTGCAAATTTTTGTGCTAAGTAAAAAGCTAAACCTGATGCCATACAAGGTACAAATCTATAAGGCACATCTGTTGAATCTGTGTAAGTAGAATCAACATCTTCTATTCTTTTTAAATAAAAGAAATTTATAGCTTTAGCTGCGTTAGTTGCATCTGGTGTTGGATAAATTGTAAATGTAGTTTTGTCTATGAACCTTTGAACAAAATATTGTGAAGGTGTTCCTTTAGAAAGTTTATTTCCTAAAGCAGAATAAGCTGATCTTGCTATTTTAGTTAATCCAGAATCGGATTGGTTAACAGCAGTCCTATTGTTTCTTAAAGTTGCTTCAAGAACATCTGCTACACCATAAGTATCAGCAGGAGTTGTTACAGCACTTGTACCATCAGAAGTTGCTCTAAAAAATATATATTCAGATTGACCTTCAACAAGATTAATATCTGTCTCACTAACTTCCCAGTAATGTACACCTCTATTACCCCATTCTTGAAAAAGAATGTTTAAAGATCTTCTTGCAGTTTTTAATTGATAACCAGAAACAGATTGTAAACCTATTCGTTCATAAGCTTCTGTTATTATTTCATCTACAGCAAAAGTTTTATCGAAAGTAACTGTGCCAGATGTTGTATTGGCCATAAGCTACCTCCTAATATAATTTTTTAAATTCTGCTATTACCGTATACATGTTACCCGCATCTGCGGCACCTGCAACTACAAGGTTAACATCACTTTGATTACTGTTAGCTGATTTGTCAGTTTTTAATCCACCAAATTCTCTAAAATCCCAATAACCTGATCCTGTTAAACCAATAATAGGTATATCACCATTGTTATCTTCTTCATCCATACGAATAAAAGAATCTCCACCATTTCCAGTATCAGCTGAAAACCATACTCTTTGTAATACTAAGTGTAAACAAGATGCACCATTTGCATTGTTAGCCATTGCTGACACATCTCCAAAAACTGTTGATCCGCCATCTCCGTCTGATTCATTTACGTATTTAATAACCACTCTAACATCATTTTCTTGCATGATAGTTGGTCCTGTTACTGTGTCTGCCATAATCCCTCCTTAATCAAGATTACTGAATGGGGCCGAAGCCCCACTCTAATTAGTTATTAGTTATTAGCTGTTGTAACTGCGATAGTTCCACCAGTAGTTCTAATCATCATTTTTACAGCCATACTGTCTGTGTCAGCAGCAGCTTCAAAATAAATGTAAGATCCAGCTTTGATAGTCGTTTCTGCAGCAGATGCTGTTAAGATAATCTTAGCATGTGCATCTGTAGTTCCTGCTTCACGTTCTAGTACGTTAGTTCCAGCGCCTGTAACAAATGCTTCAAAAGAAGCAGCAAGAAGTTCATTATTTGTATGTACTTGTAAAGTAAGAACTGCAGAAGCAGCGATTACATTGTCAGTAAAAATAATTAAACTTTTGTGAGTGTCAGAAGCTAAATCAGTAGTTGATGCAGTTAATGCTAGTGTTGCACCAACATTACCTGTGTATCTTACTGCTGATTGGTTAGCTGCAATATTTGTAGCTCCAGCGGCGATTGCAAAATCAGTTCCTACTACACCTGTTCCACCAAAAATAGCACCTGTTTGTGCTGCTGTAAGAACAGCAGATTGATTTGCTACTTTTTCTAAAGCCATTGATAATCTCAATGCTGTGTTAGGGTTTGTAAGAAGATCATCTACGTTTGCAATAGTACCTTGATCGGGTTTACCAAAGTTAAGATTCCATGTAGGATTTAATCCTAAAGGTACTGTGTTAACTCCTTCATTAAAAAAATCTGAGATACCATTAAGTGATGAAGATAAAACAGTTGTTCCACCAACGGAAAGATTTCCGCTTGAGTCGATTGTTGTGTTGTCTGTAATAGCACCTGTTGTAGCATTTTTAGAGATTTGTTTAAATCCACCTTCTGCTCTAACCGGACCGTTAAATGTTGTATTAGCCATGTTAATATTCCTCCTAGAATATAATAAATGTAGTCCCTAGGGGTTGTCGACTATACGCGTCTACATTTAAATTTATTTATATATAGTGTGTAATTTATATTATACTTTTTAGTAGAGTGCAAGAGACCCCGTAATAAAAGTGCGATTTCAGCGATGTAGCTTTGTGTCTTAAGTAGCTACAGAAACTTGTGGAGCAACGCCTTCAACGTTATTTTGCCTGTGAGCGATTTCAGCTTCTTCCAGCTTAATTTCAGTAATGATTTGCTTGATTTTATCATCGAGCTTAACCATGTTAAGAGTATATCTATCTTCATTAATATGCTCTTGTTCCCACTTCAACTCCAAGGACCTTTTTGCTTTGTATAGGTCTTGTATCATAAACAACCTCCTCAAAAGTTATTCGATTTAGTCCCGGATCGTAACTATTTCCGAGAGATTCCCAATTTATACTCTTTTCTCCCAACTTGTCAAGGATTGATTTTTCAAGGGAAACAGGACTATCTTCAGACAAAACTTCAAATTTTGCATGATGATCATAGGCCCATATATTTACTAGGAATTTTTTCATATTATTACTTTCTTATTAAAATGTGGCCGAAACATGTCCGGCCACAAAAAGTTTTATTAATTACGCACCTTCAACGCCGAAGATACCTCTAAAGTCAGAAACTCCAAACGAGTATCTTTCTCTAGCTTTGTATCTAACGTTGCCAGTATCAAAATCACCTTCCATAGCAGTTTTTAAAGCTGCTCTTTGGAACATTTTCATACCGTTAGGGACATCAGTAATGACG